GCAGGTAGGGCAGTTGGCAGGTGTGATCGTCAACGGCAACAGCTACGTCTACACCATCCAGACGGGCGACGATGCTGATCTGGTTGCGGCGAACATGGCGGTGCTGATTCGAGCGAACTTCGTTGCCAACTATAGCGGCGCGACCGTGACGGTCCCGACGGCCAAGCGGCTGATCGGGCGGGTGGTGGCGGGCAGCGAGGCGACCCGGGAGGTGCGCCGGCAGCGGCAGGACTTTCGCATAACCTGCTGGTGCCCGGACTATGCCACGCGCGATACGATTGCCGTCGCGATCGACGTGGCGCTGTCACAGATGGCTTTCATCGATCTGCCGGACGGCACTTCCGCCCGGCTGATCTTCCGCAACGGCGCCACCACAGACAGGGCGGAAGATGCCGGACTATATCGCCGCGATCTGATCTATTCGATTGAGTACGCAACGATCACGACCGAGAACCAGCCCGCGATGCTGTTCGGCGGCGGCACTGTGGATGCGGTCACCCCCTACCTCGGCTGACACGGGAGCAACGATGGATACGCAACTGGTTGTGGTGAGGCCGTTTGCCGGCTTTGCCCGCGGCGCCGTGGTCACGGACCCGGCGCAGGTAAAGGCCATTCTGGCCGGTGAGCATGCGCTGAATGTGGTGCGTGTCCTGGGTGCGGGCGCTGCCAAACCGCAGTCGCCGGCGCCCTTAGCCGGCAAGCAGGGAGGCCGTTGATGCCGATTGTACAGCAAGGCAGCATCAATACCACCGCGCTGGTGGTGCCGGATCTGTATGTACAGATCGTGCCGCCGCAGAATCTCGTGCTGAATGGCGTACCAACCGACGTTGTCGGGATCGTGGGCAGCGCTTCCTGGGGTCCGATCGGCCAGCCAGTGATCGTGGCGACGATGGCTGATTACGCCAGCCAATTCGGCCCGGTGGTTGCCCGCACTTACGACATGGGCACGCAGGTGGCGACCGCCGTCCAGCAAGGTGCGCAGAACTTCCGCTGCGTGCGCGTGACTGATGGGACCGATACGGCGGCGCAGAGTCTGGTGCAGAGTTCGTCCAGCACCGATTATGCCCTGCTGTTGACCGCTGCATACACCGGCACGCTCGGCAATTCGTTGGTGGCCAGCGTGAGCAACGGATCAGCGGCCCAGACCTGGCGGCTGACGATAACGCTGCCGGGACTGCAGCCTGAGCTGTTCGACAACATCCCCGGCACGGACCTACAGCTTTGGCAGAATATGGCCAACGCGGTGAACAATGGACTGAGCCTGCAGCGTGGTCCGTCGCAGTTGGTGACTGCGCAGGTCGGTTCTGGCAACTCCGTCGGCGGTATGCCTGTGGTGGCCAGCTATACATTCGCGAATGGCACCGACGGCGCGGCCAGCATTACCGCGGCGAACTTGGTTGGTTCCGATACCCTGCCTCGGACGGGGATGTATGCCCTGCGCGGACAGGGCTGCAGCCTCGGACTGCTTGCTGACTCGACCGACTCGACACAGTGGAGCGTGCAGGCTGCCTTCGGCCTTTCCGAGGGTGTGTATATGATCCTGACCGGTCCGGCCGGCGACAACATCCAGAATGCGGTCAGAGTTGCCGCGTCTGCCGGGTTGGATAGCTATGCGGCTAAGCTGATGTTCGGCGACTGGCTCTATTGGTCCGACCAAGTGAATAACACGGTCCGTCTGGTTTCGCCGCAAGGCTTCGTCGCGGGCCGGTTGGCGAATTTGTCGCCCGAGCAGTCGAGCCTGAACAAGCAGCTTTACGCCATCGTCGGTAGCCAGAAGTCAGGCACGCCGGGTTCGGGTCAGGCGACGACTTATGCCTCGGCCGATCTGGCGGCGCTGCTGAGCGCGGGGATCGACGTGATCGCGAACCCGCAGCCAGGTGGCGCTTACTGGGGCGTACGTGGCGGCCATAATTCCAGCACCAATACTGCCATCAACGGTGACAACTACACGCGCCTGACGAACTACATCGCAGCGACCCTGGCCGCCGGCATGGGCCAGTATGTCGGCCAGGTGATCAATGCCCAGCTGTTCCAGAACATCCGATCGACGCAGCTGAGCTTCTTTCAGAACATGCTGTCGCAGGGGATGCTGGGCAGCACCGACGGTTCCCTGCCGTTCAGCGTGGTGTGCGACACGTCGAACAATCCGACCAGCCGAACGCAACTTGGATATGTGCAGTCCGATGCACAGGTGAACTACCAGGCGATCAACGAGAAGTTTATCGTCAACATTGAAGGCGGCCAGACGGTCGAGGTGAGTCGGCAGACACTGCCGAGCGGACAGTCGAGCTGAAGGAACGTAACACATGCCGATCAATAACTTTAATATCGGTCGCGACTGTCAGCTCGTGCTGATCGGACCGGCCGGACGGGTAGACCTGTCGTACGTGACAGGGTTCGAAAGCCGGCAGATCACTCATTCGATCCGAGTTGACAAGCTGGACGGCACACAGATTTCTGCTGAGCTGCCGCGCGGATGGGAAGGCACATTTGAACTCGAACGCGGCACCTCCGCAGCCGACGACTTTATCGCGGCAGCGGAGCAGTCCTACTTCAACGGGGACGGCGTGCCGTTTGGAACAGTCTATCAGTACGTAACCGAGACTGATGGATCGATCTCAACATATCAATATAACACCGTCGTTTTCAAGCTGGCCAACGCGGGCAATTGGAAAGGCGATGCCAGTGTGAAGCAGAAGCTTGAATTCTTCGCGTCGCAGAGACAGCGCGTATGATCGGCGGACCATCCGCTCAGATCATCGCGAGCACCGGTCAGCCGAACGTTGTGACCGCTGCCGATGGACGGCGTCTGACGCTGCGGCGCATGAATGCCCTCGACAAACTGCGGCTCTTCAAGGCGGCTGGGCCGATGCTATCTCAAAATGAGCCGTGGTTGGGCATGGCACTGTTGGCATGTTCGGTTCTTGCGATCGACGACGTGCCGGTGCCCGTGCCCGCCAACGAGCAGCAGATCGAGGCATTGGTCGCACGGTTGGGCGACGCCGGAATCGCCGCTGCTGCTTCCGCGTTAACTACACATGAGACGGCTGACCCGCAGGCGATGGTGGCGTCCGCGGGAAACTGAGTCGGCACCCCGATCTGATCGACTGTCTTTACCTAGTGAAGAACGGGGTGCCGTTCGATGTGGCTTTCTCGCTGCCGCCGGATGAGCGGCTTGCGTACGTCGTAGTCCTGGGGACCTTACAGGGCAGCAGTTTCGATTGGGTGCATCTGCGTTGGGAGGAGGAACGTTGAGGCAGTTGCTGGAACGGCTGCGGGTGTTGGAGCGTTCGTTGCAGGCCCTTGATCTCGAAGCCGTACGCCAATCGGCCGGCCAGGCGATCGCCCAGCGGATCGAGGCGACTGTGGCGGACAGCTTGTCCCATCGGCCAGGTGATGAGCATGGCAACCCATGGCAACGCACCGGCACATTGCGCGCCAGCATTGGAAGTAAGGTCACGGCGAATGCCATCGTGGTAGGTTCCACCGACCCTGCAGCGGTCTTTCAGGAAGAGGGAAGCCGGACGGTGCCGCCACGACCGTTCCTGGCACCAGCCGGCAGCGCGGCTGCCACGGGGGCGATCCAAGCTCTCGGCACCGCGACAGCTGAGGCGTTGCGGGAGGCCCTACGATGAACGATGCATATACCGTCGGGCTGACGCTGGCGCTGGAAGATGGTGTATCAGCGGGTATCGAGACGATCCGCCGCGAGTTGGGTGCGCTGGATCAAGCGATTGTTGCGTCGACCGCCAACTTGGTTCGCCTGCAAGAAGTGGCTCGCGGGGCGGTGAACGCAGGAGTGGCGCAGGCTGGCGCCATGGCGGCGCTGACGCGGGAATCGGCCGCAGCGGCAGCGCGGCAAGCGGCAGTGCCACCACGGACGCCGGTTGTGACCATGCCGGATGCAGCCTCCGCAGGTCCGGCGGCGCAAACCGGAACGCAGGACGCAGCGATTGCGACCCCGCCGCGGGCCTCAATGGCGGCCACCACCCAAGACGACGGCGAGGCGGCCCCCGCCGCACCTGTCATGAGGGCGAGCGCCGAGCCTTCCCCGCAGACACCGAAGACTTCCAGCGCTGCCGTTGTAGGCGCGCCAGTCCAAGGCTTGGCCGCTGGGATAGCCCAAGCGGCTGCACCGATAACGGTTGCACCGGCGGCCGCGTTCGAGCAGCCGGTGCGGGCGCGGCCGATTGCGGCCGAGCCCCCGGTTTCGATGGTGCCTTCGCCAGCGATTCGTGAGCCATCCGCGCCGCCGGCGCCTATGCCGACGTCGCTGACAATGATCGAACCGCCGGCACCACCGACTGCGCCACCACCATCGATCGGGATAGCGGCAATGCCGGTGGCGCTGCCGGTCGCATCTGAGAGAAGGCAGTCTGATCAAGCTGCGGCACCCGTGACGCGGATTGAAACCGCGGCCCCGGCGGCTTTCTTCGAAGCACCTCGACAGCCCGACATGACACCGGCGCCGAGCATGGCGCCGCCGCCCCGTGGCTCGCCAATGCCGCCGACGACCGAGCCGTCGCGTCGGCCGCCTCATCGGGAGCATGCTGCATCGGTGGCGCCCCGGCAGGCGACCGACCGCCACCGGGAGCAGGCGATGTCGGGGACAATCGTGATCGACGGTACGGAGTTGGGCCGCTGGATGGCCGACTATCTTGCCCATGCCGCTAGCCGGCCGCCGAGTGGTGGGGTCGGATTTGATCCGCGCATGACGCCGGTCTGGGCGGGTGCGCCGATCGGAGCGTGAGAGCAGTGCACATGTTCGGCGTGACCAGGGGCCGCCGTATCTGCAGGAGGACGGGCCATGTCTGATTCAGCCGTTGTTCTCGGCCCGGTGGTCCTTGACAATTTCGAGGTGGTGTCCGGGATCACCTTTGGGGGTACCCAGCGGCTGGTTGTTCATGACCTGCCGGGTGGCCGGCGCGTTGTGGACGCGCTGGGACGCCAGGATGCAGCGATCACGTTCCAGGGTTTTTTCTCGGGAACGGACGCGACCGAACGAGCTCGGCTTGTAGATGAGCTAAGAGCGGCCGGTGGGGTTTTATCGCTTTCCTGGGACGTGTTCATCTATTCGGTCATTATCCGAAGCTTTGCTGCTGACTTCCGATGCAGCTGGTGGATACCGTACCGCGTTGAATGCCTGGTATTGCGAGATGACGCGGCGGCGCTTATCGAGGCCGCGATTGATCTGGGGACGAGTGTGCTGGATGACCTGGGCTCGGCGGCCGGGTTTGGTTTGCCGCCATCGGTCAGCCTAAAAGCGGCGCAGACCTATGCTGCGGCATCCGGCGCCGCCGTTGCGGGTACGACGTCCTACAACACCGCGCTGGGCAGCTTGACCCAGGCGAACCTTGGCATTTCCGGTGCCATCACGGCGACAGGCAATCAGATTGACGCCGGAACGCTGTTCGGCTCGGCCACCGCGAGAACCGGAATCAATTCGCTGAACGCGATGGCTAGTACGACCGGGGTTCTTTCAGCCCTAACCGCGGCTTCAGGCTATACCGGGCGCGCGCTTCTGAATCTAACAAACGCAAGCACGTAGGCGCAGTGATGCAGACCGTAACGGTGGCTGGTGGCAATCTATTTCAGATTGCCGCTCAGCAGCTAGGTGATGCGACGCAATGGATACGGATCGCGCAGTTGAATAAAATCAGCGATCCTGTGCTGCTTGGTGTCACCACGCTGCTGATCCCGATGGTCAACCCGCAGGCTGGGGGCGGGATTGTTAGCCAGTGACATCCTAACGCCGGCGCGCCAGCCGAGCCTGCTGATCGTTGCCAATGGCGTGCCACTGAACGGTAG